GAATCATTACTATATTCAATAAAACTATAAGATGACATAAAACCAGATAAGAAATCTTTATATGCTCCGCTATCTGCTGATAGTCCACTATTGTAATTAAATTCGTTATACCCCTGCAATGCAAACAATCTTACATATCCCCAACGTGTTACTTCATTTGTATATGTATAATTGCTTGCCCAATTAGGATATCCAGTCCAATCAAACGTTGATGGTGGACTATTACCTAATGCAGGAATACTTGTAGAACCTATAGATATTAAATTATTGTAAGTTGTACTATTGACCTGCCCTCTACTATAAGCATCATTAATTGAGTATGTTAACAATCTTAAACAAGTATCATTAACAATTTTACCTAATTGTGTGGCAGATGATACACTGGTACTAGAACCAGTAAAGTCTATCATAATAGGGTTAATATTAAATCCAATATTTTGTAATAATGAACTTAATGTGTTAACACCTAATGGGCTTTGTTTTCCTGTATCGCTCATGGGACAAACACATCAGGACTACCTTGTACGATACTATGACCGCAACTGTTTCCTGATCCTACTCTAAGTACTGGTACACCTTCACAAAATACAGTAGGACTACCACTAGTAGTTGTTGCCACTTTGTGTGGTGCATGGGTTTTTGCTGACTTCCAAGGCGCATGTGGGGTAATCTGACTAACATGTAATCCAACTTTAATTCCATTAGCAAATACAGTATCGGCACCACGCATTATTGCGCCACCTTCCTGATTTGTATCACCCACACGACTTAATTTTGCCATTTTATCCCAATACGATTTTCTTACTAGGTACCTTAATGCCAGTTGTTGCTTCTAGGTACTTGTCTTTGATGTTATCATCTGTCTCTGCATACATTGCAACACTAGTAGTATTTAGCTTAAATTCACCCTTCGGATCTGCGGTAAAGATACTTGGAATCATTTGCATACCCTGTTGACTTGGGGCAATAGATACTGGTTCTTCAATATGAATAAAATTTCCACCTGCTTGAATGACTTTTGCTATAAGTTCTTCCCCTGAGTTAAGTTTAAATGTATATACTTTGTTTGGTTCAATTGCTATTTGCATTACGCTGCCTTTGTTAAAAATTGTTTAAGTTCGTTAAATCCACCAATCAATTCACCATCAATGATAATTTGTGGTACTGTTCTTGCTGTGGGGATTGCTTCTAATAGTTCTTCTTTTGTATACCCGTCTCCGATTTTCTTTTCTTCAAACGGGATTTCTCGTTGACCCAACAATGCTTTTGCTTGGTCACAGTAGGGACAATGGTACTTCGACCAAATAACTGCTTTCATTTTTATTCTCCTTAAATATTTGGTAAGTCATCATAGTTTAATGATTCACTCATTACTCCTATGACGTAATTTGTACTTTCACTCTCTTGTAATGCCGTCTGCTTCTTACTTGTATCACTATGTTTATTGAACCAAGGAATAGGTGTACTCTTTGGAGCAGGATTATTATATTTAATACCAATCTCTTTTAATGCTCCTACAGCGGTATAATCTACAAAGTCTTTTAACACAGTTGCATTCAATCCAATAACTGGACCAAACTTGAATAAGTAATCGGCCCATTCTTTTTCTTCACGGATGACATCAAGGTAGAGTTGATAGACTTCTGCTTCACATTCTGATTTAACTTGTGCGAATCTGCTATCTTCTTTAACCACTTGATTGATAAGATAAGCAGTCCAGCTTTTATGTAACAATTCATCTTGGAGAATTAAACTGATAATATTGCCATTGCCAATAAAGATTTTATTCTCAACCATTGCTAAACTTGTAGCGAATGATACCATAAAGCGGAATGCTTCTAATGCATAACTAGCATGTAGTGCCATATAAATTGCTTTGATGTGTTCTTTTTCATTTACATCTTGTTCCAACTCTTTACGGCAGTTAACTTTGTGTAATGCATCATAGTAATTACCTACACTACTTGCCATATCTACTATCTCTTTTGTATCATGGATAGTATTGAATATTTCTTTAGGTACATTATAAATGTTACGTATGATATGACTATAACTACGACTATGAATGTTTGTTTCAAAGAATGTCCAGTTGTAAATCAATGCTTCTAATTCAGGTAATGAACATACCGGAGTGAATACTTGACTAGGTGCTCGTCCTTGTAAACTATCTAATGCTGTCTGTCTTAGTAGGTTACTAGTAAAGATATGTTTTACTGTATCGCTTGCATCTTTGAAATCATTAGCATCCTTGGTTAATGAGATTTCTTCTGGAACCCAAAAGAAGCCACGTGCCGTAGTTTCAAAGTCTGCAATCTTTTTGTATTTAACCTCTTCAAATCTTTGGATGGTTACGGGACCTTCCGGGTCCAAAAACATTTTTCTATTCAAATAATCTGTCTTAGTGTTTAAATTGTATTGTTGTTTACTCATAATTTACATGCTTCGCAATCTTCTTCATCCATATCATTAAAGCCACTAGGCAAATCTAATACAGTTTCATCTTGGCTCTTACTACCTGCTTTATTTATGAGGCTATAGTAGAAGGTCTTGAGTCCCCACATATGTGCCTGCATTAAGTTCTTAGCAATCAATGTTGTTGGAACTTTACGTTCAGGGAAATGTGCAGGATTGTAGAAAGTGTTAGTACTTATGCTTTGGTCAACATAGGCTGCAATCACTGCCGCAGTCTTTAAATAACCATCACAATCTTTTTGATCCCACATCAATTGATATTTGTTTTTCAACTTATGATATTCGGGAACAACTTGTACAAAACTTCCTGCTTTACTTTCTTTTACTGATATCAAACTCATTGGCATTTCAATACCATTGGTACTGTTAATAACTACTGAACTAGATTCTACAGGAGCTACAGCCATTTGTGTAGCATTACGGACACCATAACTACGCATCATAGCACGTAGTCCTTCCCAATTCAATTCGGGAGTAAAGTTAGCTAATTCGTTAACACCTTTAGCACGTAACTCCCAAGGAAATGTTCCTTGTCCATAACGTGTTTTATCGCTATGTTCGCAACGACCACGTTCTTGTGCTAGTTCTACACTAGCTTCAGTTAAGTAGAAGGATAGATGTTCCATCCATGTTTTAACTTCTTGTAATGAATCTTTCTCACCGTATTTTAGTGAACGTTTTGCATGCCAATAAGCTAAGTTAGTGATACCGATTCCCAATGGACGTATTTCATCATTTGACAGTTTTGACTGGATGGACAGAAAGTCCTGATAATCAAGAATGTTATTAAGACTGCGATGAAGAATACGACAAGCGCGGCGCATATCTTCTGGATTACGGAACGCTCCCCAGTTAATAGATCCGAGCGTACAAAGTGCAATACGCCCATCAGCATCATCCAAACGCCTAAAAGATTTAGTAGGTAATAGAATTTCACAGCATAAGTTACTCTGGTAAATTGTATGATATTCAGGATCAAATGGTCCTTGATTCATAACATTATCAACGAACACTAAGTAGATACGTCCTGTATCTGTTCGTTCTTTAAGAATGCCAGACTTAAATACTTCTTCAGCCGACATTGTTTTCTTTCTTAAGTCTTTACGTTTCTCATACTTAACATATAGTTCTTCAAACAATTCTGTATTACTATAGAATGCTTGATAAAGATCAGGTACTTCATTTGGATCAAAGAATGTTATTTGTTCTTTGTTTTTAAATCTTCTCCAGAAGAATGCGCTAAGAACAACCCCATAGTCCATGAACCTGACACGTGTTTCGTCTGTTCCTTGATTGTTTTTAAGTACGATAAGGTCATCAAACTGATGATGCCATATAGGATAGAATACAGTAGCACTTGCATTACGAATACCTCCTTGACTGCAACTTCTTAAATCACCAAACCATTTCTTTAAGAATGGAATCATGCCGGTATGCATAATCTCACCACCACGAATAGGACTACCCAATGGTCGTAATCGTCCTATCTCTAAACCAATGCCAGCACGTTTGCTAGCATATTTTGCCATCATTTCTCCGCTAGCAAAAATACTGTCCAAATCGTCGTCGGAGCGAATAAGAACACAGGATGAAAATTGCTTTGTTGGAGTACCCAAGCCTGCAAGCACAGGAGTAGCAAGAGTAAACAACCCATCGCTGGCTGCGTTATAATATTCTTTAATATAACGCATACGTGCGTTATTAGGTTCTTCTTTATGAAAAACAGTAGCGGCTGCAACCATGTATCTAACTTGTGGTGTTTCATATGTTTGTTTAGTTGATCTATTCTTTACTAGATATTTTTCAATCAATTGTTCAATGGCGGCATAACTATATTGCTCGTCCTTAGAATGGTCAAGCATGTCATCCATCTTGTTCCAATCTTCTTCACTATACCATTCTAGTAGTTCTGGTGTATATAATCCTGTAGCAACATTAGTTACTACGATATCATAAAGACGGGGAGGCTCGTAGTTACCGTATACATCTTTACGTAGCATTGATAGACGTTGTTTACCTGCTACATATTGATAGTTTGTATGTCCTACATCTGGGTTGTTTTCTACGTCAATCAAGTCAACAACTGCACGTAATGTAATTCCATCAATTTCTTGTGTTGAAATTCCATCATAGAAGTGTAGTTGTGATTTTATTTCTACCATTGAAGGGCTAACATCAGCTATCCCTACACATATTTTTGCCACTTGTGCTTGCCATTTTTCTAACATTAATGGCTCTTTTGTCCCATTTCTCTTAGTGACGTATATTTTCATGTTTTACCCT